TTGTTGATTCTTGGCTTCCCACCATTCAAAATATTTTCTAGGATGATTCTCTTTAATCCAATCAAATATCATTCTAGAGGTAGTACGTTTAGGTTCAAATGCAACTGATCCGCTAGAGAATCCCATTTTGTTCCAATGATCCAAACCATCATACTGAGACAAACCATTAGATTTGGTGTTACCATATAAAGAGGTTGTAGTGACGCCAACAAGTGTATCTCCATAGCGTTCCTTCCAATCTTTTTCTACTGTGTCCGACAAACATAATAGTGCAAGTAGTTTACCACCCATGTAATTGAAACCCAACGGCTGCAACGGAACAATTGTAGAACCGATTGCTGTATGATTAATCATATGTTGTTGAGTCTTTACATCTCTAGACCAACCAATTGCATTATCTCTTGGTGTCAAATCTAGAAAGTCGGAACTAATACAAATGACACCGAGGTATTTATCGGTTTTCTCATCAACAATGGTATAAAAAAGATTACGACCAATATTTGAATTATTCTTCATAGTAGAAGAAAAGGTCCTAATGGCATTCCAAGTTTCGGCCAAGTCACCATTAGATAATCTAAGTACTGGCTTCAAACATTGATACTCATCTGGATGTGTAGGCATCCAAAATTTAGATTTTACTTTATTGATTATGTCCATCTGAGCAGGATCAACCATTTGCATTTCAGTACCAAATAGTGTATTTACTTCCTGCATTGAATAACGTTCATGTATCTCTGACCATTTCTGATACAAAGTATACTCACGTACATCCATTTGAGAAGCATAGGTTAAATCCCTGATAAGAGTTTCTTTTAATACCTCTGTATCAATATGTTCAAAAGATTCAACAGGATTCTTTTCTTTCCATTCATCCCATTGTTTATCTACATAATCTATTGGAGTTGCCATTATTGTGTCGCTTGTACCATTTTATTTTGTGCTTTGAAATAACGTGTCATCATTTTGGTTAATTTGGCACGTTTCTTAAGACCACTTTGCAATGCAAGTGGTTTTGCTTTCTCAGTATACACTATTCCGTTCATATGGTCAAGCTCATGGAGGAAACATCTTGCACTCATACCAATATAATGTGCTTCTTTCTTCTCTCCGTTATAATCTTGGTATTCCACCCAAATCTTTTCAGGTCTGGTGATTCGTAAGGACAAACCAGGATAAGACAAACAAGCTTCTTGCATATGTACTTCACCTTCAGTTTTTACAACTTTAGGATTAAAGAAGGCCACATACTCTTGTCCAGCACCCATTACAAACATACGGTATGGAAATCCACATTGGTTGGCAGATAAACCAAAACCATTATTCTTAATACAGGTTTCTACCATTGAGGATGCAAAGTCGGCTGCATTGATTGGTGCATTGTCAAAATCAAACTCTGGTAATACTTCTTTAAGAATTGGATCAGTTTCAGGAACTAAATCAAACGTTTCTATATGTTCAACTATCTGTGTTCCAGAACCTGTGTCGATAACAATGGTATCATCAACTTTTTCATGTGTTTTTTTCGCTTTGTTCATTTTGCTATCCTACTAAAATTATTATACTTCTCGAACTTAATCACGCTCCGGAACTTATCAAAGAGCTGATCCCCCTTGTGTGATATAACAAATACGTTTGTATCTGTACCTATCTCATTAATCAATTTCATAAATTCTTCTGTACCAGTTAAGTCTAGACTAGAATCAAATACCTCATCAAGTATCAATAGATTAGTATTTGTAGAATTCTTTAACTTAGCGATTTGTCGCCAGGTAAATAATAAGGCCAAGTCGATACGCATTTTTTCTCCTTCGGAGAAATTAGCATAAGAAAACTCATCACGATGCCTGCTCTTAATTGTTTCATTAAAGTTCTCATCTATGTTGAAGTTAACAAAGAAGTCCATTGCCGTCAAATATTTGTTAATCAACTTATTCATAATTGGTAAGTATTGTTTAATGATTCTAGTTTTGATACCAGTATCTTTTAACAATGTTGCCGCATAATCATAGTAGTGTTTATCAATAGATAGTTTTTCAGCAACTTGGTTATGGTCAAACAATTCAGACTTCAAGGCTAACAACTTGGCATTTACTTCTGCCATGTTATCTTTTCTGGTAGTCAAATCATTAATGTCCGTCTGCAACTTAACCAAATATTTGGTAATAGCATCCATAGTTGAGGTATGTTTAACTATCTCATTCTGGTGTGCGTTGATATGTTTAACAACACCACCAATTACTATCAATCTGTTGTTGAGTTTGTCAATCTCCGTTGTAATTTCTTCAAGACCCTTTTGTTGAGTATTGATTTTATCTTTGCGTTCGTTGACTTGGAGTTCTTTGAATCCTCCGTCAATTGATTGTCGGCAAGTGGGACAGTTATCGTTTTGTTCATAGAATTCGATATCCTTTTTAACTTTTTTAATGTTAGACTCTACCTTGGCTTCTAATTGGAAAAGTTTTTTGTTCTTCTTTTCCAACGAATCTTTATCCGCAATCTTAGACTGTAACACATCAATATGTTTCTCAATCAACTTGATGTCTTTTTGTAGTTGTGCAAATTGTTTTTGACTCTCTACAATCTCATCACGTTTCTTTTGTATTTCGGCTTCGTTGTGTTTCTTGTTTTCTTCTATGTTCTGGTTTTGTAATTCAATCTTTTCTTCCGTCAATGATATGGCATACTTTACTTTAGATGCCTCATCTTTAATTTCTGATAGTTTATCTTTAACTACAGAGTTCATTGATGAAAAGATTTGTATGTCTAACAAGTCTTCAATAATTCCTCTACGGTCACCAGGAGATAATTGCATGAACGGTACGAAAGAAGCTGAACCGAGGATGACTACTTGCGTAAAGGACTTATAATTTAGTTTGAGAATAAATTTCTCTAAATGTTCCTGATAGTCTTTTGCTTTCGCATCCTGGTTCACTAAAACACCGTCACAATAGATTTCAAACACATTTGGTTTGATACCACGTATGACCTTGTATTCTTTCTTACCAATCTTAAACTCAATCTCAACTATTCCGGCTTGATTGTTAATACTGTTCAATAAATTGGGTTTGTTTATTTTTCTAAAGGGTTTACCAAATAAACCAAAACATAAAGCATCCAAAAGCGTGGATTTGCCGGCTCCATTATGTCCTACAATAAGAGTATTGGAAGACTTATCTAGAAGGATTTCAGTAAAACTGTTACCAGTAGATAATATATTTTTCCATCGGATAGTAGTGAAAAGAACCATTTTTATAAATATTAATAAACCACAACAAGTAAAAAGTCAATCATGTATATTATATATCTTTTAACAAATAAAGTCAACAGCAAAGTTTATATTGGTGTAACTAACAATTATACCAAAAGAATGAGGGAACATAGTGGTGCTTATAACAATTACCTAATATCAAAAGCAATTAAGAAACATGGTTGGGAAAGCTTCCATTCACAAATTTTATTAAAAACAGAAGATGCTGATTATGCTTATAAAGTGGCTGAAGCTTCATTCATACAACAATATCAATCTAATAATACAGAAAAAGGTTACAATTTAACTGAAGGTGGCCAAGGAACTTTAGGATATAAAGTATCATTGGAAACCCGAAAAAAAATGAGAGATAAAAAGTTAGGTAAAAAACTCACTCCAGAACATATTGAGAAAATATCTAAATCAAAACAAGGAAAATTATTTTCAAAAGAAACCCGAGAGAAAATATCCAAAAAATTAAAAGGCAATAAAAACTTTCAAGGAAAAACATTTACCAATGAAGTTAAACAAATTTTATCGGAACAAAAAGCTAAAGATTGGCAATTACTTTCTCCAAAAAATCAAATTATTAATATACACAATATGAGAAAGTTTTGTATAGATAATCATTTACATCATTCTGCGATAACTAGAGTATTACAAGGAAAACAATCTCACCACAAACAATGGAGAAAAGCAACATAATATCATGCTGATTCAGTATTCAAAGCTTCTACATAAACTTCTTGTAATATATTCTTTAAAACGGTGTTGTCAATACTATCATCTTGTATAGTATCCACGTACTTGTTGAGAATAGTAATCGTGTCTTGAGCTTGGTCAACCATTTCTTCATCTACACCCTCCGTTAACTCTGTGAAATCTTCAACAATAGTAATGTCGATTGGATTGATATTATACAAGTTATTCATAAACTTGTCAAACAAATACGGGTTGGTTTTGTTAATTACTACCACCTTAACGTATGTGTTGGCATAACCTGTCATATCTTTATTAGTTATCTCGGTTATAGTTTCATTTTTATCATCGTAAACGATACGATG